AAGGACCCGAACAACCTTCAGGCGGCCTCGTACTCGGTCGCCGGCCGCAGCCTCAGCCGCTGGAACCGCGCCGATCTTCTGACCGAGCGCGACCGCATGAAGGCAGAGGTCAACCGCGAGAAGCAGGCCGAGAAGCTGCGCCAAGGCCTCGGCACGAATCAGACCATACGGGTGAGGTTCACACGGTGAAGCTGCTCGACTTCTTCCGCGGCAAGCCCGCGCCCCGTCGCCCCCGGCGCGCGTTCGACGCCGCCAACACCGGGCGGCTCTTCGCCGACTGGCTCACGCTGCCGAAGTCGGCAGACAGCGACATCCGCTACACCCTCAAGGCGATGCGGGCGCGCTCGCGCGACCTCGCGCAGAACAACGACTATGCCCGGCGGTATCTCGACCTCGTGGCCGTCAACGTCGTCGGTCCGAAGGGCATCACGCTGCAGGTCCGCGCGCGCGAGCCGAACGGCATCCTCGACCAGGTGGCGAACCAGCAGCTCGAGCGCGCCTTCTACGACTGGGGCAAGCCGATGAGCTGCACCGTCGATGGCCGCCTCAGCTGGGTCGACTGCCAGAAGGTCTTTATGGACTCGGTCGTGCGCGATGGCGAGTGCTTCGTGCTTTTCGTCGAGGACAACGCCAACCCCTACCGGTTCCGGCTTCAGTTCATCGACCCCGACCTCATCGACCAGGACAAGAACGACATCCTCTCGAACGGCAACCTCATCCGCATGGGTGTCGAGGTGACGCCCGAGGGTCGCCCGGTCGCCTACTACGTCAAGACTCGGCACCCCGACGACTACCAGACCGGGGCCGCCGCGCCGGTTCGCGAACAGCGAATCCCGGCCGAGCGCATGATCCACGCCTTCCGGCAGGACCGCATCGGTCAGACGCGCGGCACGCCTTGGACCACGACGGCCATGACCCGGCTGAAAATGCTGGGCGGGTACGAAGAGTCCGAGCTCGTGGCGGCGCGCATCTCGGCGTCGAAGATGGGCTTCTTCACGAGCGAGGCGGGCGACGACTACCAGGGCAACGGCGAGGACGGCGACGGCACCATCCGCATGGAGCTGCAGCCCGGCACGTTCGAGCAGCTGCCGGCGGGCGTCGAGTTCAAGCCCTTCGACCCGCAGCACCCGAGCACGGCCTTCCGCGACTTCGAGAAGGCCATGCTTCGCGGCATCGCGTCGGGCCTCGGGGTGTCCTACACCTCGCTCGCCAACGACCTCGAGGCCGTCAGCTACAGCTCCATCCGTCAGGGCCTGCTCGAGGAGCGCGACTTCTGGCGGACGGTGCAGTTCTGGATGATCGAGCACTTCTGCCAGCCGGTCTATGAGCGGTGGCTGCGTCAGGCGCTCGACGCCGGCGTGCTCAACCTGCCCGCCACCAAGTACTTCAAATTCCGCTCGACCCAGTGGGTGCCGCGCGGCTGGCAGTGGGTCGACCCCCGAAACGAGGCCGAGGCGCAGATCACGGCCATCAATGCGGGTTTGATGACCCGCACCCAGGCGCTGGCCGAGCGCGGCCTCGACATCGAGGACGTCTTGCGCGAGCGGCAGGCCGAGGACGAGATGATCGCCGAGTTCGACATCAACCTGACCGGCAACGCCCCGGCGCAGCCGGTGCCGGTGCCGCCCCCGGCGGCGGGGGGTGAGTGATGGCCGGCCGCTACGATTTCGCCTGCGAGCAGGGGGCGACCTTCTCGCGCATGGTGACCTACCAGGGCTCCGACGGCGTGGCCGTGAACCTCTCCGGCTACACGGCGCGAATGCAAGTGCGTGAGACGGCCGAGTCGGGCACGGTGCTGCTCAACCTCACGACCGAGAACGGCGGGATCGCCTTGGGCGGCTCGGCCGGCACGGTCACACTGACGGCGACCGCCACCCAGACGGCGGCGATCGCGGCGGGCGAGTGGGTGTACGACATCGAGCTGGTGAACGGTGCGACCGTGACGCGGCTCTTGCAGGGCTGCTTCGCGGTGGATGCGGAGGTGACGCGGTGACGCAGGTGCTCATCGACGAGTCGCTCCAGACGGTCGTGGTCGAGGAAACCGCGACGACGGTCATTGTCCGCGCGCCGGGCCCCGCTCCTGCGGGTGCCGGTGCCGGTACGGTCACGTCGGTCGACGCCTCGGGCGGCACGACCGGCCTGACCTTCAGCGGCGGCCCGGTGACGGGCGCAGGCACGCTGACGCTCGCAGGGACGCTCGCTGTGGCCTCTGGCGGCACGGGGGCGACGGATGCCGCCACCGCGCGCGGGAACCTCTCTGCGGCCGTCTCCGGCGCGAACAGCGACATCACGAGCATGACCGGCGTGACGGGCGGCATCGCCTCGCCCGACTTCATCACCTTCGACACCGGCGCGACGACCTCGGCGGCGGTTGGCCGGTTGCGGTGGGACTCGGCGAACGGCACGGCTCGCCTCGGGATGGTCGGCGGCAACGTCGAGTCGCAGCTCGGGCAGACCATCGACGCGCTGGTGCACAACGCCGAGGCGACCAGCCTGAGCAAGGGCGAGGTCGTCTACCTGTTCTCAGCGACCGGCGATCGCGCCTCGGTGAAGCGCGCCGCCAACACCGGGGACGCCACCTCTGCCAAGACCATCGGCGTCGTCGCTGAGTCGATCGCCGCCGGCCAGAACGGCCTGATTCGCTGCCAAGGCGTGCTCGACGGGCTCAACCTCGGCGCGTTCACGGCGGGCGACACGCTCTACCTGGGCGCAACGGCTGGCACGACGACGGCGACCAAGCCGGTCGCCCCGAACCATCTCGTCTACGTCGGCGTGGTCGAGCGCGCGAACCCCGGAAACGGCCAGCTTTACGTCCGAATCCAGAACGGCTACGAGCTCGGCGAGCTGCACGACGTGCTCATCACGAGCCCGGGCGCGGGTGCGGTGCTGTCCTACGACGCCACCGCCGGCCTGTGGAAGGACGCCACCATCGCGGGCGGTGCCGGCATCACGGTCACGAACGCTGACTCGTCGGTGACGGTTGCGACCTCGGGCGCGGTGACGAGCTCGGGCTTCACGATGACGACGGCGCGGCTTTTGGGCCGCACAACGGCGAGCACCGGGGCCATCGAGCAGATCACGGTCGGCTCGGGTCTCTCGCTCTCTGGCGGCACGCTGACGGCGACGGGTGGCGGCTCGGGCACGGTGACCTCGGTCGACGTGTCGGGCGGCACCACGGGCCTCACGACCTCGGGCGGCCCCGTCACCGGCGCGGGCACCATCACGATTGCCGGCACTCTTGCCGTCGGCAACGGTGGCACGGGTGCGACCACGCTCACGGGCATCGTCAAGGGCAACGGCACCAGCGCCTTCTCGGCTGCGGTGGCCGGCACGGATTTCCTCGCCCCGTTCGGCTCGCAGTCCCAGGCCTTCGTCTACGCTGCGCCATCGGGATCTGCGGGCACGCCGAGCTTCCGCGCGCTGGTGGCGTCTGACATCCCGACGCTGAACCAGAATACGACCGGCACCGCGGCGAACGTCACGGGCACGGTGGCCGTCGCCAATGGCGGCACCGGCGCGACGGATGCGGCGACGGCGCGGTCGAACCTGACGGCGCAGAAGACCATCACCTCCGGCACGGCCGCGCCTTCGGGTGGGTCGGACGGCGACATCTACCTGCAGTACACTTGAGCCCTATGGTCAAGCAACCTGCGATGGAATGGCGACCGGCTCTCGGCTCTTGGCTTCTCCGCGTGGAGTCGCCAGTGCCCGACTGGGTGGTCAAGAGGTGCGTGGATTTCATGCTCAAGATACAGGCGGCGCGGCGGACAGGGCTCACCCCCGGCGACACGCGCGATGACCTGGACGCGAGCGTGAAAGCCCTCAACGAGGGCAAGGTGAAGCAGTGGGCCGCCGGGCCGCAGATGGACGGCAGCGGTGAAATCGAAATATTCCGAGCCACCAAAGGCTCGGGCAAGATCATCACAGGAGTCTGACAATGGCTGAGACTTGGAGAGCAACTGGCGGCGCTATCGCCTACGCGTCGAGCAAAGATATGCTCAACGTGTTCAACGGCACCGGCTCGGCGCGCATCATCCGCGTGTACCGCTGCTACTGGTTCAATAATGGAACCACGGCGGTGACGGGTGTTCTCACGACCGCGCAGGTGCGCCGTATTACGGCGGCGTCTGGCGGCACGGCGGTGACCCCGGTCAAGCATGACACCAACAGCAGCGCCCTCAATGCGAACACGACCTGCGGCACCAACCAGACCACGACCGGCTCGGATATCTTCCGCCGGTTCCTGTTCGTCAACGAAGAGCCCATCGTCGGCGGTACCACGCAGGCCAACTGGCTGACGCTAATCCCGTTCGCCGAGATCTGGAATGCCGGCTACGGTGACACCAACGTCGAGCCGGTTGTCTGCCGCGCCACGCAGGGTCTGCAGCTGTTCCACAGCGGCTCTAGTGCGGTCGGTACGGCTGACCTCGAGATCGAGTTCACCGACGCGGCGTCGTGATTCATGGCGACGCTGCGGCACAAGACCTGCGGCCATGAGTGGGAGGTCGAGCAGGAGCTCGCCGACCGCATCTCGCACGACTTGAACGGCGGGGTCGGCGGGTATTCCCCGCCGATCACCTGCCCATCGTGCAAGGTGCAAGGGCGCTACACGCGCTTCGAGGTCGTGACGGAGACCCCGCCCGATGCCTGAAACCTACTACCTGCGGATGAACGCGGTGGACGTGCGGCCGCTCGAGGACGCGCTGCTCGCCATCGAGAACACGGCGACCGACGAGCGCGCCTACTTCGAGGTGGTGTCGTTGCGCGTGTCTCCGGCTGCGCCGTCGTCTGCGTTTTCCTCTGGCGCTACCGCGACCGGCCGCTCTGGTCTTTTCGGCCTGTATCGCGTGAGCGCCGTCACGGGCGGCGATACGGTCACGCCGATCAGGATGGACACGGCAGACTCCGCGCTGCCTTCGCAGGTGACGGTGGTCAACAACCCGAACAGCGTGACCACGACGGCGCTGTTCCGGCGCATCAACGACACGCCGAACTTTTCGACGCAGACGGCGACAGGCTTGGGCAGCCGCACCTACGGCGGCTCCCTAGTCACGCACCAGAAGTCGCACTTCTCGGATGTTTGGCGCGGCGGAGAGAGCGTGGACGTAGAGCCCATCATCCTCCGCGCCGGCGAGGGCATCGCACTCGTCCAGGAGGTGTTCGGCCTGCCGCATTCGATGATCGTCTCGGCGGTGGTCACGAACACGGCGACGGGCGCGACCTACGTCTGCCGCTCGACCGATGTCGGCACCGACCGTACGATCGGCGGGGCGCTGTACGCCATCATGAACGGAAGCGGCTCGGGCGTTACGCTCGCGGTCAAATTGATGTTCTTGCCGATGGACGGCGAGGCGACCCTTACGCCGCCGCTGCGCCTTTGCCGGATGGACGGTATCGCGCTTGACGGCGATGCCGTCACGCCTATAAGCCCCGACACGTCGAAGACCGCTCCGAGTAGCCTAAAGGTAACGAGCGGGCCGTTGCAGATTCGCTTGCCGGGCGAATGGCAGTCGGACTACTACACCTCGCATGGAAACGAATTCGCCGGCGCAGGCGCTAGCGTTGCGGCGTGGTTGCGCGTCAACCTCAACGCCGCGGTGTTCAGCCGAAAGACCTACACGAACGTCTTTCCCGACGTCGGCATCAGCAACGCCATCGGGTTCCAGTCCTCGACGATGGACGAATGCCTGATGTTTCAAGCCGCATCGGGCTCGGGCATCGTGGTCAAGCCTGGTCAAGGCTTGGCGCTGGTGTCTGGTCGAACCTCCGCGACGGGCGAGTTCCCGCTGCTTGGGGCGTCGTCGACGTTTCACAATTACGACATCGAGGCGACGATCCTCTACTACCCGCCCCCGGCCGCACCGAGCGGCGGCAACACCTACTCGAAGTCCCGCGTCGTCAACAGGATGTAACGCATGGTCAAGCAGAGCACCGCACGCAATCTGATGGTCTTCCTGACCGACTCGACCGACCACGTCACCGGCCTT